ATTTCGTCGTACAGCATGATTAAGCAGTCGGTTGCCCAGCGGTGTAAGTCGCTGTGCTGTTAAACGTCACCGGATTACCGCTAGTAATCGCCTGATTACTCGATTCCTCGGTGACATAAAGCACTTTTAATGCACCAGTCTGAAGAAAAGCGATGTGCATGTTCGTGCCATCAGCAACAGCTTTTACAGCATTGCCGCCAGACTTGCCACTGATAGCTGCGGTCAGCACGCGAGCTGCACCATCAGCACCAGCGCGGGAAAAATCTCCGCTAACGAGGCTGGCTTCTGCAACTTTTGCAGAACCTGTAACAGTTGCATAAACATTGCTGTAAACGTCTGTGAGAACAACTTTGTCGCAGTTGTCTTCGATGTACTTCGGGCCTTGGTCAAGTACGTCGGCATGTGCGTAACGGGTCATGGGGTAACTCCTATAAGATTAAAATTAAAACCAAGTAATCAGCACAATTGCGATTGTTGCGAGTAACAACACAGCAAATTGCCGCTTTAGTCTGCGCTGTTGCGACTCTTTGAGAATCAAGTTTGAGCTTTTTGAAAAGTTGTTCTCTGTTATTCATTGTTCCTATCCTTTCGGATTGCTTGCTAGCTACAGTGCTGCGCGAAAAAATCGCTCAATTCTTTTCCCTTTTCTTCCGCCCGACGAATCTCATCTGGGGTAAAGAATGGGGTGGGTGCATTACGATCACCCTTGAACGCAGTCATCACGTCATCCTGGTCATGTGATTTGAACCGCTTACGGGCAATAGCAAGCTCAACGGATTGCATAGCGCGGTATTGCTCAAGCTGCTCTTGAAGCGAATGGGCAGCGCATCTTGCTTTTGCTTCTGGTGTGATCTTGCTGTCAGTCATGGTTTAGTCAATCCCAAAATGCTCTTTGATCTCTCGATATGCTTCATACAAACCAAGTTGGTAATCATCGTGCC